AAACAGTGGCAAGGCTACGATGAGTAGCCGCGGCTTTCCCCGCAAGCCGGCCGAGCACGACCACCTCCTGACCTTGCGGGAGGCTCAAGAGCTCTACGGGATCAGCAAGTGGGTTCTCTACAGTCAGGCTGCGGCGGGCAAGATTCGAGCTGTTCGGCGAGGCAATGAGGGTCGTGTCTATTACCTAGAGAGCGAGGTCCGCGCACTGCTCAATAGCCCTTGGCTTCCCTTGGCGGTCTGATTTAACGTGCAGCAATCCGCCAGCCTTAATCCAGCGTTTATCCATGTCGTGCGCGGTCAGAGATTGGTCCCCGTGTGATGGACAGAGTTGACCATGGGATACTTGCGTTCGCTTCGGCGCCTCGGTCGTCGTCCGAATACGGAGCGGGCTTACACCTTCGAGCTCCTCGACTTCGGAGAATGGCTAATCGAAAGCCACGTCCAGGGGTTACCCGAACTCAGCCGAACGCACATCGAGGCCTGGCAAGATCAGCTCCAGCTGCGCAAGAAGCCGCGCACCCAGCAGGTAGCCGCCACCGCGCTCCGAGGCTTGCTGAAATGGGCAGCCGACCAAGAGCTGCAGCTTTCCAGCCCGACTGTCTGGCTGCGAGTCGTCAATCCGCGGGTTCCGCCAGTCAAGCCGCGGCCCATCCCGGGGCACGACCTGGCGTTGATCAAAGAGGCGCTAGACCCGACGGAGCCCCTATCGATCTGGCGACTCCGAACCCGGGCTCTGTTCTGGGTGATCTTCTCCTCCGGCGCGCGGATCTCCGAGGCCCTCTCACTGACTCGCGGATCGATCAAGGACGGGACCGCGACCGTTATTCAAAAAGGCGGGAGGCCTCACGACCTGGTCATCAGCGTGCTAGCCCAGCGTGCTCTGGCCGACTACGAGGAGTGGCGCCCGGATTTAGGCCAGGCACTCTTCACCTCGCTCGAGCTGCGCCGTTTCGGTGCACCCCTCGGGAAGAAAGAGGCCCAGAACGGATGGGATCTTCTGTGCAAGGATCTGGGGATCGAGCGTTTCACCAGTCACCAGATCCGGCATTCCTGCGCCTCCAGCCTGCGCCGGCAAGGCGTAGATATTGTGCTGATCGCGAAGCATATGGGACACCGCAATCTGCAGACCATCCAAGGTTACACCGAGGTCGAAGTTGACGAACGACGCCGGGCCGTTTCGCTGCTCGATGGACCTCCAGCCGCCTGAAATAGAAGAGCCCCCGACGCTGGGGGAGTCAGCGCCGGGGAAGGAAAAGGAGGGAAGCGGCTAAGAAGTTGAGGGAACGTTTCTCGTCTGGAAGACGGCGAAGCCGGCGATCACGCCGAGGACGACCGCACTGCCTGCGATGGTGATCCATTCGGATTGCGTGATCGATGAGCCCCCGTCGGAACTGGCGTCGATCGCAGCGCGAAATGCCGTGACCGCGGCCCCTGCCGCTGCCGTTGCGAAGGCAGCCACAGCCTTGCGCGCTTCGGTGAACAGATATTTGAACATGGAGACCTCCGTGTTTATGTGGCGGCGGGCTATGAACTACTCGAGCTCGTCCTCGTCTTCGGCGAGGCAGAGCGTGCATGGGTCACCGTCGGACGCGTGGCAGGGACAGGAGCATTCGTCCATGACGACCTCCCGGGGTGGGGATTACAGGTCGCGCAGGTCTTGAATGGTCGCCACGATGAAGGTGATCGGGATTAGTGCGATCCCATAAGCAAGCCACCTGGCTCCCGTGAAAATGCCGATCCCGGCCAAGAAGAGCATCAAGGCGTTTAGGGTCCGGACCGACACTAAACGGACCAAGAAGTTGAGTGCACGCTGTGAGTCCCCGTTGCGGCCAGTGCCCAGATAGAACTGGCGGCGCGCCTCGACCCGGACTAGGAAGACGACCATCAGGATGAGCGCAATCGACGCCGTCAGCGTGAACGCGAGCGAGATGCTCACTAGCGGAAAGAGCAAGAGGCAGGCGAGGATGATTGCGCCCTGGAAGGCAAGCGATCGGAGTGGTAGTCCGGCAAGACGGCGCTTGAGAGTTCGCATATTCAATTTGGCTCCACATGTCGGCGATACAGGATGTCCGCTATCCGCTCAACTCGGCGGACTCGATGGTCGAGCGCTCTTACCTGGCGCTTGGTTTCTTCGAGGCCGTTGTCGATGACCAATTTCTCGCCAGCTTCGGCCTGATAGCTCAGTTGATCGTGGAGCTGCCGCTTCTCTGCGTTCTCGGGCAACCTGCGCTCCTTCTTCCGCTTTTTCCAGAACATCACGTACCAATCCTGGCCTGAACGACTGCGATCAGCTTCTCGTTGCTGTCGGTGAGCGTTCCGTTCTGCTTGACCAAATCTGAATTGACCGCCGCAAGCTCCTGGGCTCGGTTCTTCCAATCGTCCCGAGATTCGCGCACTGCGGCGATCACCTCGTCCTTGAGCGTCAGCTGCGCCTTGTGGCTCCAGGTCCAGCCCCACCAACCGGCTGCGCCGCTGAGAATGGCGGCGAGCGCCATGCCGAGCGGGCTGAGCTTCTCGGCGGCCTGGAGGGCATCCATTTACTCGGACTCGGCAGCCCACTCTGGCTTGGGGCCGTGGCCTGTATAGGGCTTGAGGAAGCCGGCGGCGAGTAGATCACCGATCAGCTCGCGGCCATCTGCTGCAGTGATCGCCTCGAGGAGATAACGCCCGTACTTTTCAGTCCGATCCTTGATGGTCGCCATGACATAAGGTCCAGGATGCTTGGTCAGCCAAGCCACGATTTCACCGCGAGCTTTCTCACCGAGACCATCAGGCCGGCCGAGTTCAGGCGCGTCGACGCCATAAAAGCGGCAGTCGAGGTTGACCTGATGGATCTGAAGGCCAAGATCGAGGTCGATGCGAATTGTGTCGCCGTCGTGGATCTCGAGGATCTTGCCGGTGTATTCGTACATCTTTATCGGCGGAACAAGAGCCTAAGTAGGTCGATCAGAACGTCCTGCCAGGAAGCTGGCCGGCGAGCGTCCGCCTCCGCCTTGGCCGCCGCAGCAGCATGAGCTGCTTCTGCTGCTTGCTTCGCTGCCTGTGCTGCCGCGTCCGCCTTGGCCTGCGCGTCGGCTGCAGCTCGCGCTGCTGCAGCATCGGCCTCAGCCTTCGCCTTGGTCGCGAGGTCAGCCGCCTCCTTGGCCGCACGAGCGGCCGCCTCTACCGCCGGGTCGACGAACTTCACGCCGAACGCCGCGCAGATCCCCTCGGCGATCGCCGACGCGATCCGGCCCTGCTGGAGGTAGAGCAGGTTGTGATCGGGGGCTCCCGCGGCGCCCTCGCCGCACTCGATCAGGGCGAGCGGCCCCTCTTGTTTCGACCAGACGTAGTAGAAGAGGGTGTTCGGGTTCTCCCAGGTTGTCCGGTTGAGGCCGAGCCGAGGGCTGGAATAGTTGGGCAGGCCGACTCGCGCCGCGTAGGTCTGAGCGAGCGCTCGCGCCAGCTTGATCGAGGTCGCCACGTCGCGGTCGACCGAGGGATCGGGGACGAAGACGCCGAACCCCGAGTGGCCAGTGTTCGACTGGTAATGGATGGCCAGGGTAAGGTCGAAACGCGGGTGCGCCGCGTCGCAGTTGAGATTGGCGTCACGCTCTACGACTGAGAAGGCGGGCGCTCCGGTAGCCGTCTTCTGAGCGCGGAGCAAAGCCGCGACGCCGCCCCGCATCGTGACCGTCCAGCCCGCCTCGCCAGGAGCTCCGGTCGAGCCGCGCAGATCGAGACGACAGTTGCTCTGAATATGCTGGTGCCCCGCTTGTAAGCACACGGTTGTCATGAGTTCTCCTTTGGGTTGGACCGAACGCAGCCGAACTAGGAAATCGCCAGGAACTACGCGCCCGCCATCGCGTTCCAGTCAGCCGCAATCTGCGCCTGGATAGCCGCATCAGTCGAGCCGTTGTCGAGGCCCTGCGACGCGAGCAGGCTCGCCCAGGCGTAGACGAGCTTGTCGGGATCAGTCGTCCCAAACTGGTTCGTCGTCACCATTCCGAGTGGCGGATTCTGCACAACCTGAAGTGCGTATGCGGCCCGCGCCGCGTGTCCGGTCGTGGTCGGATTTTCGGTGTAGACCGTCACAGCGACCGCACGCATCGCCGCGGCCACCCGCTGTTGGAAGTTCACATTCGCCCCCGCGGCGAATTGTCCCTGCAAGTCAGCCGCCATCTCAGATGTTCAGCCCGAAGCTTCGAACGAACGTGTTGGTCCCAACGAAGCTCGCCCCGCCGTTGACCGAGATCCCGATGACGGTCTGCGTGGTCGAGTTGAAGCCGGCCGAGGCGTTAGGCACCAAGCCGAACCCACTCGCGCCCGTGCTGACTAGACCGGTGGCAGCCAAATGATGGTGGCAAGTGGCTATTCCTCCCAATACCGCCGAAGTGCCGGTACCTACCGATTTGAAGAGCAGGGAGACTAGGAATTGACCGGAATCGACCGCTGCAGTGCCGGCCCCAAAAGTGAAGGCCACAATGGCTGCATCACTAGTCGTTCCCAGGGTTCCCATCCGAACGGTAATGACGAAAGCTGCCGTCCCCGCTGCCGTCTTGGTCATGTCAAACACGCACTCGTATATCGTGTTTTGTCGCCAGGCCCCGGCCACGGGGATTGTGATGTTGGAGCCGCCGAGATAAGTGTCTACGTTGTAACCGACCGCCGAGCCCTGAAACCCAAAGCTCAGCCCGGCCCCGATGTACTGCCGAAGCTGCGAGGCCGTGATCTGGACGGTCGAGTTGGACTGATCCGCGACGAAGAGATCGGCTGAGACTGGCACGATGCCTGCAGTCAGTTCGGAGATCTTCTTGATTGCCATGCGCTAGATCCCTATGTCCTTGAGCCAGAGAAGCCCCGGCGCCGTGGTGGACATGGCGACCGTCAAGGTCCCGGTCCCGCCGAGGCGGACTGCGCGGAGCTTGTAAATTCGGGAACCAGCGCCGGGAACATGCTCAAATTTCACCAAGGCAAAAGCGCCGAAGGAGCTTGGACAAATCACATTCGCCGTTTGGAGCTGGTTATTCGAGCCATCGGCCAGGACAAGGGCGCCGTTGTCGTTGGCGACGCTAGAGAGAATGCCGGAGACGAAACCGATGACTTCATAGCGCCTACCGACGATGGTCGTGAACGTCACCGTCAAGCCGGTCAGGTCGGTCACCGTAGTGATGCCGCCTTGGTTGGCAGTGACCGGGGGAGCCTGGGCTACGGTGCCGAGTGGGAAGTGGGCGGCCAGTTGGGCACCCGTGATCTTCCTGGTCGTCCCGCCATCGTTGACCGCGTATTCCTGAGTATCCGTGAACGCAGCGACGGCAGGGAGGCCACTGATCTTCGTCCCCATTAGGCGTTCGTCACCGCCGCCTGCGCGTAGGCGCTGAAGACCTCCATTTGGTTAGACCCCTGTGTGTCGATTTGGATGCTGACTGTGTAGGTTCCGTCGGGCAGGGAGATGCCCAGTGCACTTGAAAGGTCATAGGTTCCGCGAGCGCCCGAGGTCGTCGCTGTACCCGCGGGCGTTTCCTGCCATGCGCCGGTGAAGATGCCGCCCGAAATCACCGCCCGAACCGCGCGCCTCGGCGTTGAAACATAGTTCGACCAGGCATAGGCCTTGCAGTCGATTTGTCCGACAAGCTGAACCGTGTTGGAAGTTCCAGCCGCTGCGCTGATGGCGAAGGTCGCTTGAGCAATGGTGACAATGCCGCCACCGACCGGCCAGCGGATGTGTCCAGCGGAACACTTGCCGTAGATCACTAACCCGAGCGGTATGACTGTCGGGGCACTCACGGCCACGACCGGCGCGGGTGCGGTTACGGTCGCCCACTCCGCGAGCGTCTCGGGGGTGTCCCCGAACTCGATCTCATAGACCGGTTTGTCCGGCTTATCCGGGAACGTCACCGTGGCCTGTGTGATCTGGAACTGCGCGTCGTCGTAGCCCTGAAGCGCGGAGGTCACGCCGAAGACATTCCCCGGACGGAGTCCAGGGTGCCGAACGGTCACGTGTCCAAAGGTTGTGTCTGGGCCATCCGCATTCGTCTGCGTCTTGACACTGAGGCCGCCGTATTCATAAGAGAGCGCGGCCTCGATCAGGATCGGAGTCCCGGCCTCGAAGTCGGTTCCGTCCTCAAGCAGGAGCTCGGTTCCGTCCTCCAGCAACAGAGACGAGGTGCCATCGACCGGGTTGTCCGAGAGATCGAAGGGGGCCGTACTCTCGACGAGGGCATCTGTGTTCGTCGCGCTTGCCTTCCACGAAACGGTCAGCGCGTCCTCCTGATAGCTCTCGGCCGTCGCCAGGCGTCCGCTCCAGGTCGGGTTCTGCGTCTGGACCGCAGCCCCGATGTCGAGCGCGCCAGACGGGGGATTGTCGAGGGCGAAGTCGATTGTGTTCAGCTTCAGCGTCACGCCGTCGTCCGGGACGTAGGCCGTCAAATCGGTTAGTGCCGTGTGCCCGTCGAGGCCGAGGAACTGCGCCCCCGTCTCGAGCACGATGGCATCGCCGGCCTCAGTCCCGAGGATGTCGGTGACCTCAACCGAGAGCTTGAACGCCACCTAGCGCCCCGTGTGCACGGCGAGCCGCGCCGCGAGGTCGTTCGCCAGCTTGTCGAGCTTGGCGCCCTCGGCGTAGACGAGGCCGTCGAAGTGGACGTGGTAGATGTACGTGTTGGAGGGTGCCGCTACTGCTGCCACCTGTTGGCTGCTCGGAATCCGCCGCACCTCCTCGCCGCCATGGGCCATGATCAGCTGCGGCGCCCCGATCGGACCTGGCACGATGCCGCCCCACTTGAAGCCGGGGACGTGGAGGTTATGGAGCGCGCCGGTGATCCCGGAGATGTTGAAGCTGGCGAGCGAGAGAAAGAGCTGGACGAGGTTGCCCAGGTTGCGCCCCAGCCAATCGAGGATCGGACGCAGGTGATCCATGATCCAACCGCCGAATTCCTTCAAGCCGGCGAAGGCTTTATCGACCGCGTCGTGGAACCAGCCGACGTTCTTGTAGGCCCACACCACACCGACGACAAGGGCTGCGATGGCCAGGATGACCAGGCCGATCGGGTTCGCGCTCAGGGCTACGTTGAGGAGCCACTGCGCACCCGTCCAGGCCAAGGTCGCCGCGCGCACGATGCCGGATTTGATGGCCGCGAAGGCAGCGGTATTGCCGAAGAGTTTGACGCCCTCAATCGTCGGCCCGAGAACAAGCCCGAGACTGTAGAAGCCAGCTGACAACCCCGGAAGCATGGCTAGAAAGGGTTGGGCTGGTCCAAGAGCCGCGCCGATTGATTCCTTCCACTCATCGATCGAATCGCGCATCTTGTCGATCGATCCCGATGTCGAGTTGCCATATGTCACGGCCTGACCGCCGAACTTCTGCTGGATGGCGGCGAAGAGTTCGGCTTGAGATGCGCCCTTCTGAATCGTGATGCCGTAGCGTCCGAGAACGTTCACGTTCTCGTCCGTCGCCTTGCCCAGAAGTTTCGACGCCGTCTGCAGGTCGATGTGCGCACCGCGCGCAAGATCCATGGCGAGCGGTAGGCGACGCATCGCCTCATCGACGGAGCCCGTTTGCGCGATCAGGAGTGAGAGGGAATCCCGCGTCTGATCATCGGTGAAGGCGAGAGCCTGATTTTTCTTGATCAGGTCGTCGATGACACCGCCCGTTTGATCCATATCGACGCCGGCATTCTTCATGGCCTGGCGAAGACGATCAACAGACGCAGCATCGTCGGCCGCAGCTTGGGCAGAATCCGACAAGAAGCCACTGACTGTAGTTGTGGCTAGGCCCACGGTTGACCAGACGGCCAACAGGCTTACGGCGCTACCCTTCAATTTCGCGAGTTTGCCTTCAGCCGACGTAATGCCAGGCCCGGTCTGATCCTGCGCGGACAGAACTATGTTCAGTGCTGCGTCGCTAGCCATCCTTCCTCCGCTTCAGGATTTCCCGCCCGTCGTCTTCCGCTCGCCACATCTCTCGGAGGTCGTCAACGACGTCAGCCGGTGCCGCCATCAGTTCATCCCAGGTCCAGCCAGCGCGCGTCATTGTCGCCAGGTCGTTCAGGCGTCCGCCGTGGTCTCCTCCGCTCCCACCGTAGGCAAAGGCGGCGAGGGCGGCTGCGTAAAACCCGGCTTGGGCTTCACCATCCTCCGCACCAGTTCCATTTGGATCTTTTCCGCCGTCTCATCGAGACCATTGATGTGCTCGTCGTCGATGGGAGCGGGGATGCAATCGCCATCGTGAGGATGTTCTTCCCTGATGCAGAACTCTGGGCCGCCCCAAGCCTTGATGGTCCGCTTCAGCAGTTCGAGATTGGATGCCGCATAGGCAGGTTCGCCAGAAGGTTCCTGATGGCCGTTACTACGAACGGCGGCAGCAATCACTCCCGAGAGGAGCTTCTCTTTGATGGCCTCGCGGTCGCCGTAGTTCAGGCTGGTGAGTAGATCTACCCAGCTTTGCCCTTCCCCTTCTCCATCCGGCCAGAATCGCTCTACGGTTTTAATGACAAAGTGGCTCAAGTTGGTAACATCCCTCCTCGGAATGCGCGGGCTACTTTTAGGCGTCTGTGTTGCGGTGACAATGGGATGCGGATCGGGATTCGATACGACCCACTGGTCGTGCTACGACGAACCTCGCGCTTCACAACCGGGTGGCGCGCCCCACAAGTTCGACGACGAGGGCTCGCACATCTGCTCCAAGGCCGAACTGGATAAGGCCGGAATCGATCCTTCGGTACGGCCGGAGGATCAGCGCTAGGGCAGCGCGCTCAGGGCGTTCGCGACCGCTGCACTCAGGTCATAGCCCAATGTCGCGTCATATTGGGCCTTCAGCGTCCCCGTGAAGATCGTGTTCGTATCGCGGTCCCCGACGTCGTAGGAGGTCCACACGCCAGGCAGAACGATGTCGATCGACTTCGGCGTAGTCGGCGAGCTGCCGGCGATGTTAGAGCCGGTGATGGTCAGCCGCGCCACGCGCGCCGTCCCGGCGTCGTAGCTCGCCTTCTCGGTCACCGTGGCGGCGTTGCCCTCGAACGTGCACTCGAGCGTGTAGTTGCGCCGCTCGCGGCCCATGCCGGTGTACTTGGTGCCGACGCCGTCCATGAAGGACTTCGGGTTCAGATTGTTCTCGATCGTGAGCTTGAAGCCGATGAAGCGTCCGGTCATGTAGGAGGAAGGAACGGCGCCGGCGTTGCCGATCGCCAGCTTGGCGAGGTGCGCAACCGCATCCTCGACGATGCGATCGGAGAGCGCGCCGGTAAAGGTCGCAGTTGCCCAGTCGTCGACGACGACGTCGGCCTTGAACTTGAGGCCTTCGTTCAAGGCAGCCGACATCTCGAACTTGTCCACCATGCCGAAGCCTGACTTCCAGGCCTGCGTGTCGTCGCCCCACTCGAAGGTGGCCGACTTCAGGTCATCAACGGTCGTGGTCGGAACAAACGTGTAGGTGTAAACCGTCGTGTTGCCGAGGACACCGGTAACGCCGCCCTTCAGCGCAAGCTGGAACCACCAAGCGAGATCCTCATAGGAGACGGTCCCCTCAAACGGGAACTTGGCGTCGATCAGGCCGGGGAACGACCGGTAGCTGTTGACGAGCGTGCCGCGCTGCTCGTCGTCGATCTGGATGATCTTGGGCTTGTCCTCCATCATCCCCTTGCCATAGACCTTCCGCGTTGCGGCAACCTGAGTCCCGCGCGTGGTCTCTAGGCCACTCTGTGTCTTACGTAGCGTGACCTCGCCCAACGGTTATTCCTCCTCTGCCTTCGTTACTGGAACGTAGAGGCCGCTGGCGACGAGCTCTTTCGCACGCTCGAGCGACACCTCATCAGGCGCACTCGGTTCCTCGACGATCTTGAGGTCGGACTGGGGCACGCCGTTGAGGAACAGATCTGCTCGACCGACGAACCTCAGTGAATTCGGAGCTTTACGCGGCGCCATATGTGACGGCCTCCTTCTGAGTGACTGTTAAGAACCATTCCAGGCAGAGCCGATCGGGATAGATGGATTCGACGATGCCTGGCGTGCGACGGAGTTCGGCGTTTGTCCAGACGCCAGCGAGAACTGTCTTCGCCGCAAAGGCGGCGACATAGAGGGGCACGAAGGCTACGGCCAAGCCCAGGGCTGTCGGGATTTCCGAGCGACCCAATGCCAGACAGAGCTGCATGCGGATCGTGTGCCTGAAGACGGTCAGATCACCTACTGAGGAGCCATCGGGATTGATCTCGAGGCCATCCCAAAAGGAAACGTGCGCCGGTCCGTCCTCGTTGAGATTGTTCGGCTCCGGCGGGAGCGAATACGCGACCAGCACGCCGCTGATGCCACCTGCACCCTTATAGACGCCAGGTCTGCCGGAAAGTGCCGCCCCGCCCGCGATATTCGCCGTAGCGTCCAGGATCGGTCGAGGATTGCCGCCGGCCACGGATTCAGCGTCTCCTCAGAGCGTTCCGCAGCATCTCCTGGAACACTGCGAGTACCTGGCCACGCTTTGCCTCCAGCGTGGCCTCCATGATTGGATGACCGCGCGTTCCGCGGCGCGCGATGGCGCGGGCAACCAGGAAGGCGCTCGAGCGGCTGCGGATCTGGCCCTTGCGCTTCAGCCAAGCAGCGATGCGCCGAATGGGCGGCATCTTCCGACCCGGGAACGTGGAACGAATCGAGAAGACCGCTCCTGCCGTACTCGGCTCCAGGATCCCGCGCAATCCCTCTCCAGCGCCGCGAATTCTGTAGCGGATCTGGCGCCGGACTCGACCTTCCGGACTGTGCACCCGGCTCTGCGCCTCCTGCTTCAGGAGAAGCAGCGCTCGGTGCATGGCCGCCCGCCGACGCGCCTCCAGGTCGCGACGCAGGACCCCCAGCGTGGCTCCCAGCAGATCTGCGCCCTCTAGGCGAACCTTCAGCTGGACCGGCATCAGAAGACCTCCGGCCGATCCATGCCGTGCTTCCTGAGAACGGCGATGGAACGCGGACTCAGGGAGCGCGGAATGTTGTCCTCCGAGAAGGTGCCGATGGCGCCTTGGAGGCCGATCGCTTCGGAGTCTCCGCTCCCGCGCATGCGCCAGCCTCGGACCACGAGCTCGAGGCAGACCTCTTTGATTTCGTCCGGGGTTGCCGCCCAGCCGAAATCGCCCGTAATCGAAATCGTGCGCTTGCCGGCGCCGAAGTAGCCATAGCCGGACGTGGACTGATCAGAGAGTTCGATCCAGCGCGCCGGCCATCCGTTGGGCCTGCCTCCAGGCTCCAGGAAATAGTCCGTCGAGGCGACCGTCTGCGGAGATCCGTTTGTGCCAGCTTTGACGGTCAGCGTGGTCACGGCGTTCAGCGGCCAGGCCCAGGGCAAGAAGAGAATCCGGGAGCCGTCGCCGTCAAACGTCCGAGTGACGCTCGTGCTGAGATCGAAGAACTGCCCGGTCAGGCGATCCACATCGCGCGAGGCGCGCGTGATGAGCGATGTCAAGAACGCGTCCGAGCCGGTGTCCATGTCGACCAGCTGCGCCTTGACCTCGGAGAGGGTCAGATAGTCGCCCATCCGCTCCTAGCCGATCTCGAGCACGTAGTAGCTGGGGACGCCGTAGTCCGTGTTGGCCCCGATGCCCTGCGTCACCGTGCGGACGCGATAACCGGACGGGAGCAGCAGCGGGTACGGCAGCGAACCCGAAGAGCGGATGTTGGGAGTCGCCCCGATCTGGCCTGTCAAGGGCAGCGAGGGCGCCCACGAGTAGGCCGCTGTGGTGCTCACTGCCTGAGCCGCAGACGTGCCTGGCGATTCCAAGATGACGTTGGCTCCGTCATCGATCTGCAGGATCGGGAGCGGAGTCTGCGTAATGCCCTGGACAAGCTGCACGTTTACGCAGAGCAGCAGCCAGAACTTGCCGGCGGGGACCGCGTCACTGACTTCTGAACCCGCGGCCGGATTGGCGCCGGCAACCCGCTTGTAGACCCAGATGTTGCTGGGAAGCGGAAGGTCAGCCACGCCGCTCACCCCGCTTGACCCCGGGCTCGTCCGTGGCTTCCTCGAGGTCGGGACGGAGCGGAGCCTTGGCCGGCTCGAAGAGATCCGCGCGCTCCTTCACGAAAGGATGGTTGGCGCGGAAAAGCTCGCCTCTTGCCACGAAGACGGGCTTGTCCTGGTACGTGGTGTGGAAGCTTTCCTTCGCCACCACAAGATCGGAACCGGCTGCTTTCTTAGGCATGCATCTGCCTCCTGTTAGGTGATGGTCGAAGACGATGGACAAAGGCGAGGATCGTCTTGGCTCGCGTTTGGCGACGAGAACCGAGCCAAGGCCAGAAGGCCGCGATCAGTGCTTGGACTGTTTCATGGCGGCCGGCGACCCAGCGAAATTCTCGATCCTGTTCGTATTTGTAGATCTTCCCGAAGCCGACGATGCGTCGGAACCGATTGATCACATCCTCGTCATTGGTCGCGAGGATTGCTTGAACCGTCGGTGCTTTCCCACCAGTGATCGTCAGGCAGCCCTCGCCTTCGAAAAGGCCAGCCGCCCACGCGATGTCCGAAACGGGAGCGAGCATGAGCCCGCTCCCGCCTTGTGTTCTCAACCCTTTACGTCACTTTAAGGAACTTGAATTGAGATTCTGAAAGCGTCTTGCCGCCGTTGCGCCAGAACGCATACAGAGCGCGCTGGCCGATCGGGTATCTGCTCGTCGGTCCGAAGATGTGCGAAATGACCTCCATCGACATGCCCACCCGATCAGCGATCAGGTAGTAGCGGAAGTCGCCCATGAGCAGGATTCGGTTCCCGGTCGTGACCGCGTTGAGCATCTGCGAGCTCTCGTAGACCGGATAGCCCAGGCCTTCGGCTCCGGTGTTGCCGTTGCCGCCCGAGCTTGACGGCGAGTTGCGGAGGCCCTGCGGGAAGTAGAGCCACAGCCCCGCCCCGCCCTGGGTGTCGAACTGGCGGATCTTGTTGAGGATCGCCTTGTTGCCGACGATGGTCGAACGCGGTCGGGCCCGAGGAACGACGTTCTCCTCGAGCTTGTAGGTGTCGCCGATCGCGAACGTTGCCGCCGTCGCGGTCGCCACGTCGGCGCCAGTGCTCATGGCGTTCAGTCCGGTCGGCTCGTTGGTGCCTGAACCAGAGAAGAACTTGGCCGATTCCAGGTCGTCCTTGGCGTCTGCAACCAAGCTGGCCATCTCGCGCTGCAGGCCTGCCCAGTCCTGATCGGACTCGATCGAGAAGGGCACCAAGGCCTGCGCCCGGACCGCGTCCACGGTGGGCTGGGTCAGGGTCGGCGAGTTGTCGGTTGCCTCGGTTCCCTCAGCCGCGTAGGCCGCAGTGATCGCCCCAGAGGTCGCCCCGCGCCACTGGTTGACGACGATCTGCTCCGTGCGGCAGATTGCGCGCCAGGGGTTGACGACGCTGTTGGAGGTCGGGATGATCGTCGGATCGAGCTGGTAGGGGATCGGGATGCCGGTCGTGCCCAGCCCGAGGGCACGCTCAGCAGCCATCGTGCGCTCGTAGGCCCGCTGCTCCTCGGTCGTGAGGCTGACAGCCGCCACGTTGCGCATCTGCGCGATCAGCAGCTTGACGAAGGCCCGCTTGTAGGACGGGTCGCCAGTGGCGAGCAGGTAACGCGAGAAGGAACCGGACTCGTCGTCCTGCTCCAACAGGCGCTCAACATGCTCCTTCGCCTGGTCGGACGTGAAGCCGTAGACCCGCGCGTCTCTGCGATCGCGGGTCAGCGGGAAGTCCGCGATTTCGATGGCGCGCTTGGCGCGCTCATGGAACTGCTCTCGCGCCCGGCCCAGGTTGCCCCAGTCGGCCCGGATCGTCGAGAGGTCGTAGATGTCGCGCTCGCGGTTGGTGCCCTTGGCGTCACGCGAACCGAGGATCTGCTCCTCGCGCTCCACGTTGGCAGGGTTCCTAGCCATGCGCTCGAGATCGCGCTTGCGAGCCTCGAGCTCGATGATGCGACCCTCGACCGCACCATCGTCGTCCTTGAGCTTCTTGTACTCCTCTCGCACTTCGGGAGGAAACGGAAGGCCTGCGTGGTCCTCATTGACCTTGGCGATCTCTCCACGCAGCTCGCGCTGGTAGGCCGCCAGGTCCTCGATGGAGCGCAGGCTGTCGAGTTCTACGAATTCGAAAGCCATTTGAGCCACTCCTCGTCGGATTTGAATGTTGGTTGGACGGTTACGACACCTTCGCGGCGCTCCTTCCCGAGGTGCGGCTTGGCCGCGGCGTCAGGCGTGGAGGGTGCGATTACGTGGTGGTGCTCGAGCAGCTCGCGCATCTTCGGGTCGCTAACCAGGCGCTCGAGCAGGAACTCATCGGTCAGCGAGCGCACGCCGGCGGTTGCACCGGCATAGGCGGGAAACGTAACTGGACCGAACTCTTCGACCTGAGTCTCCTTGACGATGCGCTCAGGGAGTCCTTCCGGGTTGTACGCGGAAGCCTTCGGCTTGTTGACGAACTCCTCGCGCGTCACCCGGAAGCGGAACGAGGCGCCATAGAGCCCCGCAGTCAGTCCTTCCATCACCAATTCGGGGATGCCTCGGAAGAGCGGGACTTCGTAGTAGGCGCCCGTGTCGTCCTCTTCGAGTTTGGAGATCGCGCCGAGCGGCTTCGAGCCGAGCATCGGATCTCGTCCATGCTGGAAGAGCACGCGCATCACGTCGCGGTTTTCTTTGAAGGTCTTGGTGAACGCTCCGGGTGCGATCGACTCCATGAAGCGACCCTCGAAGACGGAGTCGATCTCGGTCCACTGGTTGAAGACCGCGAAGTGCCCGTGCATGGTCGGAGCGCCAGCACCGTCCTCGGCTGCGCGGAGTTCCGGTCCAGGTCGCAGCGCCCGCACCAGGCTGTCCCTCGGTGGCCTCGCGTTCGCGGAGGAGGCATTCTGGATCGCCGCCAGATGCGCCTCGAGGTGACGCTGAGCGGCCTCGCGGTTGGTCAGCCCTTGCGTCTGAGGCAGCCGCGAAAGCGAGTTCCGAACCCCATCTGCGTTCGGTGCCGCACCTGGCCGCTTGTGATGCGGCAGAGCCCATGAAGACTGGAGCGCGGCATCGCCCGACTTGCGGCCGGCGCAGATCGACTCATAGCAGGACGCTGGCGTGTCCGAGCTCGCGCAGTTGCTCATGGCGGCCGGACCGTCCCAAGCGGAGTTATCCACGGCTCGGCTGTTCAGATGCTCGTGTTCGTCGTCCAGGCAATCGAGGCAGTCAGACATGATTCCTCCGGGAGCGAAGAGATAGCTGCTGGGTTGTCTAGAGCAGCGCTAGGAATTCGTCGGGTACTTCTGCCGACACCCGCTCGAGCGAGATGTCCATTGAGACTCCGATTCGCTTGCGGATTGGATACCGAATGACCAGTCCGCGATTGACGCGGCCATGGATCTCCCACCGCATCCGCAGTCGACGACCTACAGCTTCATGTCGCGGCGGATAGAAGAAGAGCGAGCGTCGACGGACACCGCGGGCGCCACTGACGATGACGCTGGAGAGAATCTTCCAGCTGAGTTCGCGACTGGTCCCGACCAGCGCCTTGATCCGCCAGGCCAAGGAGCGCGAAGCCCCGATGGCGTTGCGGATTCGCCAGGAGATGGATCGCGAAGCTCCGATTCCGTTCTTGATTCGCCACGAGACCGTCTGCGAGGTCCCGACCGCGACTGTCGAGGGGGCTGCTAGTAAGAGGCTCATCGCCTATTCACTAGAACCCGGTTACGTCAGACCACTCCAAGGTCATGCCTTCTGCTGAGGAATAACCGAGATAAGCGCGTGCTGCTCAAAGAAGTGGCCAGCCAATTCGTTCTGTGCCTCTTCGGCCCGCGTGAACATCTTGGTTTTGAAGGGCGGATCGGTACAGGGCAGCGGACAGGTGCCTTGATAAACCGTGATCTTCCCGGCCAAATCAGAATCGACTTCAGCCATCTCTAGAACGCGGTGACCTCACTCCATTCCATGGTGACGGAGAAGTCCCAAGTTCCCGTTGCCGGGACGGTGGCGCGCAGGATGAAGCCCTCGTTCTGCGCCAACACCAGGGGCCATTCGCCAGACCACGAAGGCGAGAAGAGGTCGAACGGAACCGTCGCATATGCCGACGTGGCCGCACCGGGAACTAGTCCACCCGCCGCGCTGACGATTGGATAACCAGTCGCCGTCCCCGGAATGTGGCCCCGCACGTTCATCATCGCCAACCCGTCGAGCGTGGGTGTTCCACCCGCAGTCAAAGTCGCAGTGCTAGAGATTCTCAGGTCTGTGATAAGCGTGGTCCCGAAAGAAGTGCGCCGCTTCTGGCTATTGCCGGTTGGGAGGATCGACGTTCCACCCGTATAGTTGCCGGTCCACCCACGGGCCACAATGAAGTCGAAGAGAAAGGCGCCTGCGGTGAAGGCAGTGAGTGCTCGGGCGTCAAAAGCGAGGCGCCGTAGAAGCATGAAACGCGTAGCATCGCCCCAGCGACAAGCGAAGATCGGGGACGCGCCGGCAAGGCCCGCCGCCATCGTGCCGCTGATAGCTTCGAGTTGGTACGACCCGAGCACATCCATGGGATGGACGCGCGTCTTGAGCGCCTTCGTGCCCGCATCGACATCCGCAAGTGCGCCGCTAACTCCGCCGACTACTTGGATGCCCATCTAAATCCAGACCCAACCAACGTTGTAGACGCCGTAAAGAGTTCCAGGAGCCATCCCATTGATCGGCGGATCGTCCGCGATGCCAGTGATAGTGATCGTGCCGTCCACCTTCCAGACCGCCGACACCTTCAGGTGTTCGACGCGATGCTCGTCCGCTGAGTGATCAGCTGTGTCTGCCGGAAAGACCCACGCCTCCACCCTCGAGGTGCCGGTAACGCCCGCTGTCGCCACGTCCAGCGACGCGTCCGTCTTCCCAGGGGAGGCTCCAAAGTCGAGGGACGCCGTGCCGTTCGCGCTCATTAGACCGAATCTCCTTCCACGCGGATGCTGGCTGTGTCGTTCGGATCCGAGGCTGCACCTGCCGTGACCGTGCGGCGGATCCAGATAGCAACGAAGTCGTTCTGTATGTAGGGCGCGCTGGGGAGATCGAGACCGGCGCTCTTGGTGGTCGGACGGCTGAAGCTCACTCCGACCGGTGCAGTGTTTTCGTTGGCGATCGTGGTCGCAGTCCCGTTCTTGCCGGCCGGGTCGAGGCCGATGTCGATCTCATCGCCAGCGGCACTTGTGAGCTGGTCGATCCAGTTCTTGAGCGGGCTCATCAGGCCGTTGGCGTTGGCATCCTCGTTGCGAAAGTAGATGCAGCGATATTCGGTGTCGCCGGCTGTGGCCTCATCTCCAGTCACATCGTCGAAGAGGTTGTTCAGGCCAGATCCGACCTGGGTCGTTGAACGCGTACCGCCGAGCGAAGCGTTGGGGTCAGTGTTACCGGCGCCGCCTGACAGATAGAACTTGAGATTGGCGCTGGAGATGGGCAACTACTCGTCCTCGATGGGAACCGTGCGCGCGAGCTTGCCCTTCTTGTCGTAGACCATCTTGTTGCCGCGCGACTTCTCAACGTTGACCGTCAGCTCAGCCGGTGGCGGCGCCTGCATCTCGACTCTCACCTCGGCAGGAGGAGTCTCGATCCTGCTGTTTACCTCCAACTTTTCGGTACGGGCATCGACGTAGTTCTTTACATGTACTTCTGGAGCCTCGGGCCGAGCGTCGACGTGATTCTCGACCTTGATTTCGCGCTCCGGAACCGTCACATAGTTGTTGATGATCGGCTGGAGGCTCTCGCGCGCAGGTGGCGACTGTCCATTGCTCGATGGCGTCGGAGGAGGTGACTCTGCGGGCTGGAGGATCGTTCCTGGCGGCTGCAGTTGAACCGAAAAGAGGCCGGTGTGAACGAGGCGGCTGAGGTCACCAGCCGTGACTGCGGTGATGACGGTGTCCGCCCGAAATCCGGCATCGATCAGCGTCCGCATCGCCTGGGCGTTGATCTGCTGAATCTCGGCCGCATCCTTCATGTCCTCGCGCAGGAAGGCGATGTCTCGGTCGTCGTACCAGAGCTCGGCTCCGGTTGGGACTCGAACCAGCGGCGAAAATGAGCCAGCAGCGTTGCGCCAAAGGGAGCGCATCGTGCCGTCGGCGAAGCGCCGGCGCGCCTGTACGTAGACCGCATAGTTCGCCTGTTCCAGGCCTTCCGACAGGCCGACGATCACCGGCGGCACTCCGGCTGCGGCGGCGATGCGAGTCTCGCCCGCGCCCTGCGTCTCCTTGAAGGAGATCTGGCGCATGTTCGCACCAACGGTGTCGACCCCGATGGCTCCCGCCAGGAGCAGCGTCTTGTAGGCGTTCCACGCGCCTTCGTGCTTCTGCGCGATCTTCTTCTGCAACTTCTCGATCGCGTCTTGCGGGTACTTCGGATCGAAGCGAACCAGCAGATTGGGCGTGGCCCCGTTCTCGAAGAACTGCAGTTTATGTGTCGTGGCTGCGTTGTCGCCCATCACCTCGCGGATGATCGGGGTCAACCAGGACATCCCGCGGTGCCGGAAGAGCGGATCGGGATACGGCGCGAAATGGGCCACCTCTTCGGGCAGAAGCGGTTCTGGCTCCTGACCTGAGCCCGGTCCGCCCGGAAAGTACAGATAGCCCAGCAATTCGGAGTCCAGCGCCCAGGGTCCATAGCCGCTTGATTGGCGACTGCCGGCCAGAATCGTCACCCAGTCCGGGCGCAAGATCTGAACGCGATAGGGATCGCTCGGCCGTCCTACGCCGCGGCGCGTGGCGAAGAAGTTGCCCGCCAGGTCCGCGTGCTGGATTGCTCGGCCGAGGAGATCGCCTGTCGTCCCGCCTGGCCAGGGATGCTCGAAGACTTCGAGTTCGGATGTTCCGAAGAGTTCCCCAGGGCGTCCGTTCACCATTCGCCGGAACTGGAACCGCGCCTCCGAGAAGACCATCATGCGAACGGCCATGCAAGCGAAGACGATCGGGTTGTTTCGAAAAAGCTGAACGAAACCGGCAAACGTGGGATCCGGGGCTTCCTGCTTCTGGCCCGGCAGCGTCTGCATTCCGAACAGCGGATATGTGCTGCCGCCGTAGATGAACGTGCCGTATACGCTTAGAGCCTGTTGCACCCAGTCGTTGAACGCCAGCGGCGGGTTGTCGCGCTCACCTCCCAGCCGGCGCCGCAGCTGGTCGATCAGGCCCACGCGGCGTAAGGTTCCCTGACTTGATCTCGGTGCCAGCAAGAGCGGTCATAGGCGACGATCGCGGCGACTGCGGCATCGATCTTGTGCGGCGAATCGGCGCGGTCCTTCGTGATCACGATGCCCTGTGGCGTGTCCTTGGCGACGCAATGCCCGATGTGCCTCGCCAGGACTGAGCTCCCGTTGTGCGTGAGGTCGCCCTCGAGGACGCCGACGCGGAAGCGATCACAGGCTGGCGCCATCCGCTTGCGAAGGTTGGTCTCATACATCACGACCATCTCGTCGCCGTAGGTCTCGACCCAGCGATCGATCTCGGCGTGCCAGCCGGGCGGGTCGCAGGCCAGCTCGAGGACCTTGAAGCGTTCCATCGCGCGTTCCACCTCCGCTTCAACTTCCTCGCGCGGAACCTTCCAGTCGCTTGGCGCACCCTCTGGTCGCTCCCAGACGCGGATCGGAGCCACAAAACCATCGAGCGTGGCGGCGACCAGGGCGGTCGCATCCCGGCTGTAGGAACCGTCGAACCCGAGTACGAGCTCTTCGCCATCCTGAAGCTTGCGATTAGTCCGCCGCGACTCCCAGTACTCAGGAGCGATCCAGGTAGTATCCGTCTCGGCCCACACGCAGCCGTGAAGCTGTAGGACCTCGGCGTCGGTGAGCTCTGGATCCTCAGCCTGCCGGCGAAGGTAAGCCTCCGTGATCCACGATGCTGGGTTGGCCAGCTTCATGGCCTTGATGTCGCGAGGATCCTTCGTCGGCGCCGTGTACTCCCAGACCAAAGTCGCCGCGCCTGTGTGGCGGTAGATCGTGAGTCCGGGTCGGCGGTTGATATCGTGTGCTGTCGCCGCGGCGTCGAGAATGCGGCCAAGGATTGAGTCCTTGCGCTGGCTCGCCTCGCCAGCCGTCGTAATCGTGAAGACCTGCGGAGCCGACCTGGCGCCGCCCGCTGACGTCACGGCTGCGAATGCTCGGCGAAGCGTCGGGGTCAACCATTGCGCGAGCTCATCGGCGATGACGTCGGTCGGGTTGTAGCCGTGGAGTCTTTTTGGGTCGGACGAGAGGCGATAGATGATGCCCATCCCGTCCTCGCGGACGATCTCGCCCTCGTGGTCGCGGACCCTGAGCAACTGACTCAGCACCGGACTTCGCCGCACGAATCGCGCAGCTGCATCGAAGAGCCGGCCAGCCTGCTTGTCCGAGCTGGCCGCAAGAAGCACCTCTGGGCGCCCGTCCGATGTCAACAGCCGATACAGGGCGAGTGCCGAGAGTAGCGCCGTCTTGCCGTTCTTTCGAGGCGCGATGATGACGACCGAGCGCCAGGTCGCCTTCCCGGATTTGTCGAAGGCGAGCGCCTCGCCAAGCATCTGGTACTGCCACGGCTCAAGGATCAGTGGCTTGCCTTCCCAGCGATCCTCCGACTGGACCATGTGCTCGCGACAGAACTTCGCGAAATGGTCGATCTCACTACCAGCCGCGTAGGCGGTCCAGGGCCGCCGCGGCCTTACTGCACGCGCCGTAGCTTGGCCGCCGGCGAGGGCCCGATATTCGCCGTGATGACGGCGGATGGCTTCGGCCCGCGGTGCGCTTTGCGGAGCGGGAGCGCCAACCTGTCGACGAGCAGGTCATGCTCGCGCAGCATCTTCACGAGGGGGTGCTCTACGAGCTGTCCGGTCGACCCCGTCGTGACTAGGGGTTTGCCTTCGCGCTCCCATGCTTGACGAATTTCGTCACGCCGTTGAACGGCCTCTTCGTATCGCTGCTCGGCGTCGGCTGGCAAATTGATTTCACCCATACGTTCAGACTGCAAGAGGTATCTGCTCTCCCTCTTGACCAGCGCCGCGAGCAACGTTGCATCGGAGATGTGCTGGCCGGAGATTGGTAAGGTCGTCTGTCCCACCGCTTGAGCGTGGTAGGACATGGTCGATTGACCCAGACGACGGGTGTGGCCATCTCAAGGTCAGCTTGATGGGCTTTCGGCAAATCCAACACTTCGCCCCGAACATCGCGATGACTTCCGCAAAACTGAATGCTTGGTGGAAGCCCCATCGGCGCCGACGTCGGTTCTTCTGCTGACATGCAGGTCGACAGAAGATCTGAGTCAGGCTAGCGATCTGGAATGAACGGCCGCATTCTCGGCACTCTCGCTGAGCCGCAGCGATGCGCGCGCGAAAGCGGCACTTTTGGGAGCAGAATCTCCTTCGATCCGACGGACGGCAGGTAAATTCAGACTCGCAGGCCTCGCAGCGTCGGGTGACAACGGACCTCCCGGTTCTTTGAGCGGCATCGCTGCAGAGCCGCGAGCAGAACTTCCGCTTGGCGCTCGGCGCGTCCCAGAAGGTGCTGCCACAACGCATGCAACTGATCTCAACCTTCGCCGTGGGGCGGGGCCGCCTGGGCCTGTGAACGTAGGATCGCTTACGGCGATATTTGTTGTACGCCCGTTGATACGCTAGGCGCTCCTCGCGGTGCTGGCTGTAGTAGGAGTTCGAGACCAAAAAATCCTCCGAGCAAAATTGGGAAGCTGAAACCTTCGTTTTCTGATGGCGGAGCGGGCTTCACGCATCCGAAGCGTTTGAGAAATCAACCCCTCCCCCCCATGCGAGGGCAACAACAAACTTGGCTCAGCGGATTTTCAACTTCCAGAGAATCGCTGTCTCACTCGTGTGAGGCTCGACTGTAAACACGCCTCCAGGGAATACGAATCTGCCTTGGCCGCCAAGACTTGAGCGATGCCGGTGAAGAACGCGGTGTGGCCGTGGACATGGAGGAGTTCAGTTCGTGGTCGCCCGACCGGATCAGCCGTCGAGAAGGAGGCGGCCAAGGGCGTCTAAGCGAGAGGCGGCCTAGGTGGAGGC